CGAAAGGTGGAAGTCACACATGGTCTAACATAGTTCCTGCATGCAAATCATGTAATTCTAGCAAAGGCACAAAATCCCTTATGCAGTTTTTAGGAGGTGAAATTTGACAGTTACCAACGGGTATTGTACGCTTGCAGAAGTCAGACAACTATTAGGCTACTCAAACGCACTTGAAACAACCAACGACGCAATGATTGAGAAAGTCATCGAAGCCGCAAGCAGGGCGATTGACGGATGGTGTTTACGTAGATTCTACACGACCACAGCCGATGAAACAAAATACTACACCGCTCAATATTACAACGTTTTATTTCCTGAGATCGACATTATTAGCATCACATCACTGACAACCGACGAGGATGGAGACGGAACGCACGAGATCACATGGGCGACCACTGATTATTTATTGTTGCCGTTCAATCAATCCTACAAGACAACCATTGAAGTAGATCCCGAAGGTAATTACACGTTTCCACGAACGCCAAAAGGTGTGAAGATTGTCGGCAAGTTTGGCTATTGTGCAATCACTGACAGACCGCCAGAAGTCACAACGTTCTGCATGTTGCTGGCTGTACGGTTATTCAAACGCATGTCAGAAGCACCGTTCGGAGTGATGGGATTTTCAGAGACCGGACAATCGACCGTCATTCCTTCCGACGACCCAGATGCAAAGATGCTGATTGGCAAATATCGGAGGTTGATCTAATGGCAATACAAGATGTTGTTGAGTACGTTGAAACGATTGTCAAGGCAAATGTCACCCTCACAGGAACAAACGTTTTTCCTTCTGAAAAACAGATGACAAAGTTGTTTGCGCAGATTCACGAGGAGAGCGGACGATTTGAAGGCAGGTCTTCAGGGTGGGGACAATCATTTCATTCTATCGCTGTTTATGTGTTAGGTCCGAAATCCAACATGGCACAAACCTTCAAACAATTGGAAGGCAAGATGGAAGCGATATGTATTGAGTTGCTGAAAGACGCAACGTTGGGCGGTAATTGTGACACCTTCGACGCAACACCAACATACGAACTGGTAACGGTCAATCTGGCTGGTGTGGATTACACAGGCTATCGGTTGATGATTAATGAAATCAAAATACAGAGATGTTTTTAAGGAGTAAACTATGGGCGCAAGATTTTCAAGACTAATACAATGGGGTCGTGAAGCGACATCAGGGACAGCCGTAGCCGCAACCGCTATTGTCAGGGGAACGGGTGTTTTTGACGATGACGACGTACATAATCGGCACGTTGAGGATGTGAACCAAATCAACGGGACAAACGACCAATACACGGCACGCAAGGGCGGACAGATTACGATTGACTTCGACCCTGCCAACATGGAGCAACTGATACACGTGCTGGATTGTAGCATCGCGGAAGCCACACCAACGGCAGACGGGGGAGGTTCTGGACAAATCAGAACTTACACATTTCCCACAAGTGCTACGGCACTGCCGGATACCATGACAATCGAAATGGGTGACAGTGCAGGCGATGAAGAAATGGAATACTCGTTCTGCCGTCGTTGGACGTTAGAAGGTTCACCAGGGAAACAATTCACATTGTCAAGTGAATGGTACGGAAGACAGCAAACACCGACAACCAGAACAGCAGGCCTTACCATCCCGACGGTATCACCGATGTTGTTTGGTAACGCTAAATTGTACATTGACGATGTTGATAGTGTGACATACACACAAATGTCATGCTCAGTTTTAGGATTGCGATTAGAGGTTGACGCTGGCATTGTTGCAAAATTCGGGGCAAATGGCGCATTGACATTCTGCGGATTGGTACGCACTGGATTTGTACCACGCTTGACAATGACCATCGAACGGGAAGCTGCTGCACTTGCTGAAATTGTAGATTGGCGAGCAAACAAACCACGACGGGTTAAGTTATTGCTTGAAGGTAATGATCTGACAACCGGGGGAACAGCATACACCAAACAAACGTTTATTTTCGAGTCCATGGGATTTTTCGAGGATGTACCAGCGATGGGTGAACAAGACGGCAATAACGTTGTTGACTTTGTTTTCCAGGGTGCTTATGACAGAAGTAAAGACTCGTTTGGTTCGATTATTCATGTTTGCAACCTTGCCACGACTTTGGGCTACTAATCAAAACGGGAGATGATGATGAAACTTGTAGAAACGATAAGACACAGGGAGTATTTAGCCTACACAAAGAAGCTACACGAGTTAAACAAGGAAAACGCGACTGGCTACGAATTTATTGACGCTAATGTCAGGGCTGCTATTGAAGCAGGCATACTGATAGAACCAACCGACATTGAAGACTTGAAAATCAAGGAAGTCATCGAGGTACACAAAGCGGTTAGCGAACTCATAGCCAAAAGCATACAACCGGAAACAAAAAACTGATGCAGGCGGTGGTGGAATATGTCGACAAGCAACGGACAGAGCCACCGCCTGAATTAGAAATTGGATGGAATATGCGTGCCTTTGGTGGACTGCCTGAAGCTGGCGGAATGTTAGACCAACCAGTTGGATTGATGAAAAGCGTGAGAGTAGCCTTGAACATCGAAGGACTTTGGAAAACATACAGACGAATCAAACCTGGCGACATGGGTAAGTGGATAAAAAACAATCCCGATGATTGGCAAATGATTAAGTACATCGAGGAGTTGATGAATGGCAGATAAAGAAATCAAATTCAATCTCACAGCGGTTGATAAAGCGTCTGAAAAAATAAAGGGCGTTAATAAAGAGATTGACGAATTAGGCAATAACACAAAACAACAATCTCAAAAGATGCAAATGCGCTGGACTGAATTATGGTCTAAAGTGCAACTTGGCGTCATGGCGTTTCAGCAAGTTTATAGAGCAGCGGAGCAGTTTTATCAATTGGCTCGTGAAGGGGCGGAGTTAGAATATACCGCTTCAAAATTTGACAGACTGACAGAATCAATCAACACCACGACTGAAGCCTTGATGGTTGATCTGAAAGAAGCCACAGACGGGACAATGTCAGAAATGGCGTTGATGGCATCTGCTACCGATTTCATGACTTTAGGGCTTGCAAAATCACATGATGAAGTTGTGAGATTGACAACCGTATCAAGTCAGCTTGGCATGGATATGAACCAGCTCGTTCTGACATTGACCAATCAAACGACAATGCGTTTTGATGCCTTAGGCGTTGCGGTTGACGGGTTCGACGAGAAGGTCAAGGCACTTAAAGACAGTGGCATGGATACAAACGAAGCATTTACAGAAGCATTTTTACAGCAGGCTGAAGAACAAATTGCCAAAGTTGGTAGTGTAACAGATGAGTCAATCGGTTCGTTTATGCGATTAGAAGCTGCATGGCAGGACATTGTCGCTGAAGGCAAGAAATCATTAGTGCCGTTTTTCGCTGATGTTGCTGAAGGATTAGCAGAATTTATAACCAAAGTTCCAGACGCTGAAGATGCAATATATTCACTAAACAATGAATTGATGAGCGGCAAAATATCACACGAAGATTACAAAACCGCTATTGATGATGTTTTAGAAAGCATGGGGCTTGAAGTAGATGAATTTGGAAACTTAGAAGCTGCAACACGTGGGGGTTTGCCTTATTTATCTGATATGAAAGACGAAACCGTTTTATATTCAGATGCAGCTTATTATGCAGCCCTACAAACGCAACTATGGAAGGCAGACGCAAACGCAATCAGCGCAGCGTTTGGTGAACAAAGCGAAGCACTTACACAGCTTGAAGACGTGACACTAAATGCAACTTTGGCAATGAAAAGTTATACGGACGCATTGTTGTTTCAAATTGCAAGTCAGGGATTATCGGAAGAAGCAGCATTACAGTTAGCTTACTCAATGGGATTGGTGGACGAAAAGACCGTATATGCCACAGAAAAAGTAAACATTTATAGGCAAATGTTAGAAGACGGAAGTATAACCGTCGAGACATATAACTCACTAATTGCAACACTTGGCGGTTTATTGGGTGGTCTTCCGTCCAACAAAGATATTGACATTAATCTCAATATTCACGGGTACGATGATTTTCAGCGGGTAGCAAATTCCATTGGTAGCGGGGGTGGTTCTATTGGGCCAATTGGCAGAGGTAATAAACCAATAGCACAGGCAGCAGGCGGTGATATTCGACCTGGCGGATCGGCAATCGTTGGGGAACATGGTATCGAGCACCTTCGGGTAGGCTACGACGGGACAGTAACAGTGACGCCCGTCACGAATAACTACAACAACTATAACTTAGGCGTAACGACTATGCAGAACCTTGACACAGTGACCACAGGATTTGCAATCCTTCAGGCGATGCAATAGGAGGGATGAATGACACTTGAATTATTGAAATTTTGGGTAATCAACCCGACAAAAACAGCGGACACGAATCTTTGCACTAATCCATCGTTTGAAAGTGGCACAACTGGCTGGACAACGGGCGGGACGAATACAATCGCCACAAGTGCCGTACAACAACGACGGGGCGTGTATTCCTGTAAGTGTACCTATACCGATAATGACTTATTGGCTAGTTATGCCGTAACCTTGACAGATACCGACCATGTAGCAAGTATGGACGTTTACATCCCTTCGGATTACGAGGGAACGGAATTGACCTTGACGTGGACGGGGTTCACAAGTGCGACGGTTGCAGCTGGCAAACCTGACATGACCATTCGTGACAAATGGCAACGGGTCCATTGTCACATCAACCCAGACAGCGGGGACTTGGCAGGCACATTAACACTATCCGAGACGGGTACAAACGGGGACGCTACCGAGTTTATCTACATCGACGGTTTGCAAATTGAAGCACGAGCAACCGAGACAACCTACTTTGACGGGGACACGGACGAATACTGCTACTGGAGCGGACAACAAAACGCAAGCACAAGCATCAGACGGGCAGACAGTCGCAACGGTGGCACGCTGGTTGATCTTGAAAACTACATGCATATTTCCAGCTTTATCGGCTTTGGCATGAACCCGATTGCAATTGCAAAGACCGCAACCGCTGGGGGCAGATCGTTATATCAGCGCACCAACAAACTTGACCGTGAAATGATAATCATTGGTGAAATTATCGGCAACAACTACGATGACCTGCAAACCAACCGAAAAGCCTTGCTTGACTTGTTCAAACCTGATTTAGTGAACGGTGAGCAGGAAGTAACGATTAGGTACATGGCGACCACTTCCTCAGGAAAACAGGCGAGTGAGATTGTTGATGTTCGATGCAGGATGAAAAGCGACGGGCTGATAGGTCATTGGTCAAAACCGACTCAAGAGCCGATAACCTTGATGTTTGAAGCCTATGACGATTTGATGCGTGACGGGAATGATGCTGTATCGCTTGACTACAACGACACATTAGCCAACGCTGATTATATTGTTTATCAGGACACTGACGGCGTATGGCATAGTATGGCTGGCGTGACTGGCACCGTTATAGCAATAGCACAACATCCAATAACCAAACAGATCTATATTGGTGGGAATTTTGAAGATGCGGGTGGTGACGCAGACGCTGATTATTTAGCAAAGTGGAATGGTAGTGTTTGGGTTGCTGTTGTTGGAGGGTGTAATAATTTAATTAGCTCACTAAAATTTGACAGTGCTGGAAATTTATATATAGGTGGAGAGTTTACTAATTGGGGAGATGCCAACGGTAACAGAATCGTTAAATGGGACGGATCAAGTTTATCCAGTTTAGGAACTGGATTAAATGGTAATTGTTTTACAATAGCAATAGATTCTTTTGATAATGTTTATGTTGGGGGTGCGTTTACACTTGCTGGTGGAGTAGCAAAGACCGCAAAAATAGCAAAATGGGACGGTTCTGTCTGGACTCCGTTGTCAACAGGTTTAAGCGATTCTGTTCGCAAGATTGTTATAGATAAAAACAATAATATCTATATTGTCGGAGCATTCACAAATGCTGGTGATGCAAACGGTGATTATGTTGTAATGTGGAACGGTTCAGCTTGGGTGTCATTGGGAACTGGAGCAAATGGATTATTACTTGCTGCTGTATTGGACGAATCTGAAAATCTATATGTTGGTGGTAGTGCCACTACTTTAGGAGGTGTAACCGTTGGGCGTTGGGGGCGTTGGAATGGTCAAAAGTGGGAAGCATTAGGAACTGGGTTTAACGGAACCGTATGGAATATAAATAAATATGACAATAAAATTATTATAGGTGGATTTTTTACGACTGCTGGAAGTGCATCAATAACAGATCGAATAGCGGTATATCTTGGTAATGGCATTTATAAACCATTTGATATAAATTTGCCCGGGTCGCCAATTGCTTATGGTTTACTATTAGACAACCTTGACAATTTGTATGTTGGTTATGACACTGCAGGCTCCGCAGAAACAGCGGGCGATGACACAATCACAAATTCAGGCACGACAACACGACCGAAGTTTACCATAACGGGTCCAGGTCTGTTACGTCAAATCGTAAACACGACCAACAATAAGGGCGTGTACTTTAACAATCTAACATTGCAGGCAAACGAGATTGTCACGCTGGACTTTGAAGCGCAAGAGTTCACGAGCAACTTCAGGGGCAACATCCTATCATACATCTTAGAGGGAATATCGACGCTGGACTTCACTCTTGAACCAGGGAGCAACCGAATCGCCACATTCATCGACGGGACAACCGACAGCAACACGACCGCATTGATGGAGTGGAAGGTCAGATATTGGTCATTAGATGAGGCGAAGCGATGAAAATAGATTACGAAATTCACTGGATGACAGACGCAGGCGTACCGCTGAAAGTGTGGCGACCTGATGACTTCACAGGCTTGAAAATAACATACGGTGACATGGTTATTGGTGGTCTTGTATTATCCATGCCAAAAGGAAACCTGACACCAAACGACTTCGCAACCGACCAACTATTAGAGGTTTATCGCATCGTGGACGGACGCAAAAAACTGGAAGGTGAGCGCTCTTGGCGTATTCGTAACCGTTCATTTTACGAGCGCAATAACGAGAAGATGGTCACACTTACCGCTTACGATCACATCTACACCCTAGACAACGCAATCATAGCCTACTATGCCAATTCCGCTTACACGTCCAAATCCATGGAAGCAGATAACATGATGAAAGCCATTGTGCGTGAAAATCTTGGGGCAGGTTGTAAATTATATAGCAACACAGCAACCACAGACACAGCAAGGATATTAGCAGGCTTGACGGTTGCAGGGGATGATACGCTTGCACCATCCATTAGCAAAAAGTTTGCATGGGAGAAGCTGAAACCCAACCTTGATGAAATCTGTAACGATGTCAGACAACAAGGCTACTGGTTAGGCTACGACATGGTAAGGACTGCAAGGGGTATGGTTGAATTTCGCACCTACTACGGGCAACGGGGATCTGATTTAACGGGCAGCAACAGACGGGTGTTATCAACCGAGTTTAACAACATGGTTAATCCGGTATTATCCTTCGATGCTGAAAACGAGCGTAATTATGCTTATGTCACGGGTACAGGGCTTGAATCTGACAGGAAAATTGTAATCGCATCCGACACAGACCGCATCAATGACAGTCGCTGGAATAGGCGTGAAATGCAGGTCATGGCGTCCTATCTTGGCACTGGTACAACAAACCCTTATTTGACATCACAAGGCAACGCAGCACTATACAAGTACAGACCGAAGACATCCTTGACGGGTGAAATCAGGGAAAATAAGAATTTTCGCTATGGCGTGAACTTTGATTATGGTGACAAGATGATTGCTCAATACCTGGGCTACACCTTCGATGTACACGTGAACAAAATCGTGATTGACGTTTCACCAGGTGGCAGACAATTTGAAACGCTGCAAGTGATGATTAACGGGGAGTTGTAATGAACGGTAATGAATTGATATTGTTGCGGAAAATTGAAGACCTTGAAAATTATATCAAGAGAGTGCCGGAAGTCGGTGGCGTGTGGCAGGATTGGACGCCTGATGTTGTTGGCTTTTCTAGCACAACAAGTAAGTTAATGAGATTTTGTGTTATTGGTAAATTTGTATCTATTGTTTTGTGTTTAGATGGAACGTCAAACAGTGTTAATTTTAATTGTACTTTGCCATTCACCGCAAAAGATTTTACACGAAGATTTTTTATTTCATCCGGATTAAGTATCGACAACACAACAGTAGGACTAGGAACATTTAGGATAGATATTGGGGGCGTTAATGTTGTCGATTTTATTAAAGGAGTTAGCACTGACTTAAACTTATGGCCCGCTACGGGAAGAAAATATATTAGTGGTCAATTTTTTTATGAAATTGCATAACTACCCAGATAGAACGGAAGTGCTTTGGACTTGGTCACGGATGATTGCAAGGACACTAGAGATATGGAGAAATGATGAAACCAATAATAGATATTAGCTACTGGCAAAATCCCGAGCTGATAAACTACGACGAATTAGCAGACAGTATCAGCGGAGCAATCCTTCGGGGTGCTTATGGGATCTGGAAAGATACAGCATTTGAAAGACATTACGCAGAATTACACAAACGTTGTGTACCGCTTGGATGTTATCACTACATCATAGGCAACTATACAGGTACAGCACAAGCGGACATTTTCAATCAGGTTGTGAGGGGTAAGGAATTTAAGTTAGGTCTATGGGATGACGTTGAAGATAGAAAAGCAACCACTGGACTGACAAAATCTGTTGTACATGAATACCATGGCACTATTGAATTATTGACAAGGCGCAAGGTTGGTATTTATACAGGTGCTTTTGCATGGGTTGAAATCATGGGGTCAGATGGTGACAGATACGCAGACAGACCACTTTGGATTGCGTCCTATACTTCGCAGGCTTACATGGAAGACAACATCAAGAGATTACTACCATGGACGGCTTGGATATTATGGCAATACACCAGTAAAGGCAATCTGGACGGCTATGATTATGACCTCGATATGAACTATTTCAATGGGGATGAAATCGAATACAAGTTGTTTTTCAATCTTGAAACTGTTGAGCCACAACCACCACCAACATCGGTGACATTACCGAAGTTGAAGGTATTACGAACCGTCAACATCAGGACACAACCGACAACATCAGCGCAGGCGGTAGGTTATTACGTCGCTGGTGACATCGTGGAAGTGTTGGAAATCAAACCTATCAATGCTGTTAGTGTGTGGATTAGAACCGTCAGGGGCTGGTCAGCGGTAACACACTACGGTGTAAAGTACATGGAGTAGAAAGGTATATTTTGAAGCTAACAGACTGTACCATCACTAAGATGGGCGTTGTTGCAAGTGTGTATATGCCTGAATCCGCAATTGCTGATTTTACACAGACATTATTCTTGATGTCAGACGTTCATTTCGACAGTATCTATTGTGATCGAAAACTTTTGAAACGTGACCTTGACACTGCTAAACAAGAATGTAAGTGGATTGTCATAAACGGAGATTTTTTTGACGCGATGCAGGGCAAAAAAGACCCACGAGGCAGGCTTGATGAATTGCGACCTGAGCTGAAGACTGAAAAATACTTTGACGCGCTTGTCGATTCAGCGGTAGCATTTCTCGAGCCGTATCACGAAAATATCTTGATGATTGCATACGGCAACCATGAAACCAGCGTGATAAAACACAACGGGACCGACCTGATACAACGAACCGTCGGAGCATTGAATAACGGCAAGGAACATCGAATATTGACAGGCGGTTATGCTGGTTGGATTCGCTTCATGTTTCAGACGCATAACAACATTTCAAGAGGTCGTATCGCTTACAACTATCATCATGGCAAAGGCGTCAGTGCTTTTGTCTCAGACGGTATCATGGATGACAAACGAGCAGGTGTGTACGTTCCCGACGCTGACATAGTTCACTTTGGACACAATCATAAGGAATACGTCCACCCGGTAGCACGCCAACGACTCAACGGCAAAGGCATTGTAGAGCATGACTATCAGCTTTATGTGAGATCCCCGGGCTATAAATCCCCATTTTCGCTTGATAAAGACGGATTGTCTTGGGACGTTGCAGGCGGTTCACCTACGCCACTTGGTAGCGTAAACGTTGGAATTGGATTTCCTGACAACAGACCTAAAGTATTGGGTTATTCCAAAACATTTTAGATTATATCCGTTCATCTCCCTCCTTTCCGAAACCACACCTGACAATCGTTGGGGGTGGTGGGGTTAAGGGTATTGACATCATAGAAAGATTGTGCTAAGATGGTTGTAACAGTAGTTGGCACGCTTCTGCCTATCGCGGTGACGACCACGAACGCACAGCGCACCGAGCCAACTCATACTCCCTCAATCGCTTCGGTGGTTGAGTACCTCGAAAGAGGTTATGCCGGACGGTAACGTCTAGCAACTCTTGTGATACTGGACAACTCACAGGAGTAATGTCCAAAGAATCTGAAATATGGCTTATCCATAAAGTAGGATTCAACTAGCCCCTCAGGGTTCATTCCAGAGGGGCTTTTTTTGTGTGTGGGAGAAATATAACAGGCGTTATTGCAATCTAACATGCGCAATGTTATATTACTGCTTTACAATTTGGACGGGTTTTGTTATGCAGTTTGGCATATAGGAATACATGATTCTTTTGTTATTATCTTGTGATATTTGTATCATTATCCTATACAGAAACGTACAGATTGCGGAAACAATAATGATGACATATCACAACGTGTTATGACTAATCATGTTTCGATATTCGTCATTTTTTTGATTTAGTGTGAAATAACGAAAACAAAAAGGACTATGACGTCATAGTCCTTTTTGTTATGTACTCTCGTTAGAATGGCTAAAAAGCGTGCTACGTGCTATTTTTGTTCTGTCTTTCCCTCCAATATTTCGCTTCTTCCTCAATGTCGCGTGCTTCTTCGTCCGGCGTCCGGTAGTGTGCTGATTTCCACCATAATAAAAATGCAGCCATAACGATCAGATATAACACAAACCAGATCATCATTCCTCGCTTTCTTTTTAATTATCCTAAATCGTCACCACAAACCTTACAGGTCATATCTGGTTCAAGCCCGGATGATGTGTACCAGACTACTCCGCAGCGGTGTCCGGTGGCTCGACATTTTATAGTCGTCCACCACGAAGCCCAACCAGGTTCTTTTTTCGATAGTAAGTATCGCCACCAGCTCAATGTGAACCAATATAAGTTTGATGTAATACCAAGCCAACCAATCGTTTCTTTTATTTCGTTTTTCATTCTCCCTCGCTTTCTGGTGGTTTGGGTAGTGGATACCAAAAATCAACATCGTTTGTTTTGTTATCGTATTCATCGAAGAAAAATCCTTCAATGTATTGTGCAACGCTATAATATTCACCAATGCCATCAATAAAAGCAAGTATTAAATAGTTGTCATCTTCTTCCGGCAATCTCTCACTCACAGGTATCCACCGCCGTTCCTGCTCAAGTTCTGCTATGCGTTGTTTTAATTGAACAACAATTTCAGGGATATCAGACCAATTCTCATTTATTTTTTTACCAAGAGCATTTGCAATTTTTCTATTTAAATTTGCGTGCAAATCTGCTCTTGCTTCCTCCTCTCGTAATTTTTGTACCCAGTATATTCCAACTTCTTTTGCGGATTGGTTTTTATTTTCATATATCTCCAGCTCCTCCACTCGTTTCTGCAAGCGTTCGATGTGGTCGAGAGCTTTTCTAAATTCCGTTGTGGCTGGTTCGCCAAAAAATATACAGGCATTTCTAGCCTTCGCAATCCATTCAGGTGTAAACTCTGTCATGGGGTAACCTCTTTCGTTTCGATAAACAAATATCCTTTATCATCTTCAAGCACAATACCATGCCCCATTGATGTAGCAGTTGTGCCGGATAATTGTACGGTATTGCTGAATTTTTTTATTGTGTCTATGATGTCTTGCTTATCCCAGTCACAACCAATTAACGCAATTCCACCTTGTCTAAACGTATGTATAACATCTCTATCTGGTAGAATTTTTTCAGCTTCTTCAAAAGTTAACATTACAATATCTTCGCTCATCATTCACCGTCCTTCTGGGGTTGGGGTTTTAGCATCCAATGTGTTATATTTTCATCAATGTCATATCCTTGCCAAACCCATTTTAATTCGTCATATTTCTTATAGCATTTCGCTTCAAATACCTGTTTTCCGTCTGTCACTAATACATATCTATTTTCTTCTGGTTCACGTTCACTCACCGGTATCCACCGCTGTTGTGCTTCCAGCTCTGCCAGCCTGGTTTTCACCTTGTCCAATTTGCTTACTACGTCATCAAGCACTAAGTCATTCTCAAGTGCCGCACATCTACCGTCCAGATAATCGCGCTCTTGCTCAAGCTGTTCTTTTTCAATGTCATATTTATCTTGCAATTCAATGTTTTTCTGCTGATACCATTCAAGCTCTTCTTCCAACGCCTTGATATGGTTGTCGATAATCTCTATTGTACGTGATTTCATCTTATCCCTCTGCTCCCATCTGATAATAATTTGCGCACGTGTTGTCGCAAAAATTCTTCTCAATCCTGCCACCGTTTACCCACACGAGATATAACTGGTCGGCAGGCTTGCCACAATAAGCACATGTCGGCTTTGTCGGCTCTGGTTGTGCTTGTTCGTGTCCGTCAAGGCACACTGAACACACGCCGTCAACCATGTCAAAGCCGTAATCTCCGCATTTTTCGCATAGTATAGCTGTCATCGTTTATCCTTATGATTTATTGAATCGAATTGATACGCTCGGTTCGCCTTCTTTGCGAAACGCTTTAATTTCAGGATGTGCAACCATGAATCCATCAAGTCCCTTGTTATCCCATGTGACACGTGGTTTAGCCCATACCGCTTGAATGAGTTCACCCTTCACGGATTGACCAAAGTTCTTGACCTCTGCTTTGACAACGTCTTCAAGTGATTTTACGTTCTCGTTTGCCTGTGTGATCTTGTCCTCAAATTCTTCCTCAATATCCTGCATCTTCAATTTGATTTCAGGTGGAATAAGACCGTCTAGCAATGTTTGTTTTTCGCTGATTAGATTTTCACGAATTGCGATTATCTCGCCTAACACGTCAAGTTTTTCTTTCAATTGTTTCTCGTTCATTCTCTCTATCCTTCCTCTCCTTTGGGGTGGCTGTTACACCACCCCATTCAAAGGAGGTTGAAATGAAATCGGTTATCCATCCCGACTTGCTAAAATTACACGAATTGCATCAAGTTTCATCTGGTGTTCTTCGTGTTTTTCGTGACTCATGCCGTTCTTCTTCATAGCCTTCTGGATTGCGTTTGCCATGTACGCCAATTTGTCGGTAGGCAGATCGCCGTATCTGGTGCCATCGCTTGATGTTACGCCTTCTGCTGTTTCAAGTGACATGGTTGATCGGTTGTAATATTCAACCGCTTCGTCTTCCACCACTTCGCCACCCTCTGCAATCGCAACGTCTACCAGGTCCTGACCGTTGTTTGATGGGGCAGGGGGTTGGGGTTGTGCTTTTGGCTTTGCCGGTTCTGGATCCACCGCTACAAAGTCAGCGTCGATGTAGTCTTCAACATCCTGGGTAAAATATTCACTTGCGTTTGTGGCTAATAGCACCGCTGCCACGTAAGCGCGCTTTTGCGCCATTTTCTGCAACGTATTCACAATATCGGCAATATCAGGGTTCTTGATCTGTCCACGTGGCTGATCTTCGATTTTTGGATCACCATCCTTGAATTTGGCGCCACATCCACCCTTCTTAGTAAAACACAACCATCCACCACCATATTCAGCTTTTCCTTTTATTACTGTTTCATTTCCACATGCAGGGCATTTGATATTTGCTGAACGATAGCGGTATTTCTTCTCAAAGCTGTTGCAACTACCTTCACCCTCTGCAACAATCTTTCCGTTGCGTGTAATCCGGCACTTGTACCAGTAATTGAAGAACGGTTCACCGTCATGGTCTTTGCCTGTCCAGTCCTCGTCTTTTTCGATGATCTGAAATTCAGCAGATAAACCAAAGAACGTTGTCAACTTCTCAGCACCAGGCTTCAAAAGCGTTGGCTTGCCCGTTCCCGGTATCACTCCGTAGTCAACATCTTTTCTCAGGATGCCTTCAATAAAATCTTTCATATCCTGATACCGTTGTAATGCACCCTGCACATTTACCACAGGGGCTATAAACAAATTTCCATCACGTATTGCCAATCCTTGTTCACTCATTTCATCCTTCCTTTCCAAATACTAAATCGTCAAATAAGTCACACATCTTCGCCATTAAGGCTGTTGTTAGCACTATCGCTATTGCTATTCCTAACATTTCGTTCCATTTTCAACAGGTTGACTGCGGATATTTTTTATCATGTGTCGCCATTCTGCCATTTTTTCACTCGTGAACTCTGTCATTTCGTCACCTCGTCCAACCCCAATTCACCAGCTCTGTGACTGGTTTTCGCAAACTCCAATATTGCATCCCTAGCCTGTTGATAATCAGGATCATCACAGGTCAACGCACAAAAATGTGCTGCTATCTGCGCCGCAATCCTACGGTCTACTACCAGTCCATTGCTACCACACCATAATGGTAGGCAAGAAAAATCGAGATCAGCACCACTGAGATTGGCACGTCTGAGATCGGCACCACTGAGATTGGCACGTCTGAGATCGGCACCACTGAGATTGGCACGTCTGAGATCGGCACCACTGAGATTGACATAACGGAGATCAGCACCACTGAGATTGGCACGTCTGAGATCGGCATAACGGAGATCAGCACCACTGAGATCGGCACCACTGAGATTGACATAACGGAGATCAGCACATTTACCATCCTCGTTACGCAGCCATAATTTATGGTCGTCCAATATTTTGATTAGTTCGTCTTTGTTCATCATTTCATCCTCTTTTCAAAGTTTCAATCTCGTTTTTTAGGTCCATTTCAACGCTACTTATTCTAGGACCTGGTCTTACGTCATATTCAGGGTCGTATTTATTCAACATTGATTCGATAAGTGGGTTTATCATCCTTCACCTCGTCGTAAATATGCGAACATCTGCTGTTCGTCCATGTATGGGTCGTATTCCGGTTCTTCCGGTTCTGGTTGGGTGTCGTCTGGTTGGAATGGGTCGTCCTCAACGATCCGAATGTCGTCGAGCAAATCCTGGTAAACCATGGTGTTGGCTTCCATACTTGAACCAGCCCCGAAGTAAACTTTATTGAATGGCTTGCTCCCGTCGGTGGTGGAAACGCTCACCAGGTTACGTCTGCCTTCAATCACGTTTGTGATTTCTACCTCGTGTCCTCGATAATCTGCTAAAATTTTGTATTTTTCCATTTCAATCGCTCCTTTTTTTTGTTCAATCTAATACCATTATACAACTTTTTAGCAATATGTCAATAGGAAATTTACTATCAATATTATAATTCAATTCGCTATTGACACAGGGTTATTTTCGTGTATAATGGATATATGGAGGTAAACGCTATGCAAAAATTAGAGGATAAGATAAAAGAGCTTGTCGAATTACACCAGCGTGATGAGCAGATATTACAAATGCGTAAAGCTGGCAAAACTTACCAGGAGATCGCTGATAAGGTTGGGATCACCAAACAACGGGTACACGCTATTTATAAGCGGATGGCCAACAATGCGTAACACAAACGAGCTTCAGGCGTTCGCTAAGCGGCTGGTAAGGGAGATGGCGTGACCAATGACAGATATTTCAAACGCACCAGGCGCTTTACATTTATTGCCAACCGGCTTTCGTCTCGACAACTAAAATCGGTTGGCTGTTTTCTTATAAGGAGAACAAATGACATTAGCAAAACTTGAAAAAGCTACACAGATGCTTATTGAAGCAAAATCACTAGATGAAGTAAAACACGTTATAGATATTGCTGAAGCTGCTAAAACTTATGCCAGGGCTGCAAAACTTGGATTAGATGCACAAAATCACGCGGCTGAAATTGCAATCCTGGCGCGTAGAAAAGCCGGTGAATTTTTAGCACAACTTGATAGAGCAACTCCACAAACAGCCAGAATCATGTCCAACGTTGGACATGATAGTGAATATTCAGAAACTTTACAAGATGCTGAAATATCAAGGCAGGACGCTAACAGGTGGCAACAGGTGGCAGCCGTTCCTGAAGAAACATTTAAGGATTTTATAGAACGTACAAAAGCAGATGGAAAAGAGTTAACAACCAATGGCGTTCTAAAAATCGCAAAGCAGATACAACGAAAAGAAAACATTGAAGAACAAATCGAAGAAATTCAATCAAACAAGTTTCAACCGCCATCAGGATTATTTGACGTTATCGTTATAGACCCCCCTTGGCCTTATGGCACAAAATATGATCCAAACGGGCGTCGGGCTGCTAATCCATATCCTGAAATGAGTTTAAGTGAAATAAAAGCAATAAAATTGCCAGCATCAAAAGATTGTATATTGTGGCTATGGACTACTCACAAGTTTATGCGCCACTCATTCGATATTTTAGACGTTTGGGGGTTTAGAGACGTTGCGATTGTTACATGGGTAAAGGATAGGATGGGTTTAGGTTCCTGGTTACGTTCTCAATCTGAATTTTGCATTATGGCTGTAAAGGGTTCTCCGGTGGTTAACCTAACTAATCAAACAACAATTATAAACGGTGCGATGAGAGAACATAGTAGAAAGCCAGAGGAATTTTATCAATTTGTTGATAGCCTTTGTGTTGGTTATAAGTTGGATTGGTTTAGTAGACAACAGCGTGAAGGTTGGGTTTCATTTGGAAATGATACGGAGAAATTCAATGAATAATTTTCAGGAATTGACCACTACAAAAAAAGGTAATTTGGGTGAATATATTGTTGATAAATATTTACTTGGTAAAAATATAATTCCTTATATTCCACATCCGGACAATAATACGGCACATCCATTTGATAGACTTTGCGCATCAAGAGATAAAAAGAATGTTTTTATTGCTGAGGTCAAAACAAAGGCATCACGAAATTATCATCCTGATACTGGATTTGATTTAAGAAGTTATAAACAATATAAATTTATAGAAAATAAGTATGGCGTTGAAATATGGATATTTTTTGTTGATTAAAATATTAATAAAGTTTATGGAAATAAGTTGTCAAAATTAGAAACACCTATTGAAATAATTCATAAAGGAAAAACTTTGAAATATCCGTTGACACAAAACAATATTATATTTTTTCCACTTGAATACATGATAAATATTTGTGATATTGATGAAAAAATATCACAGGAACTTAAAAATTTATCGACGAGAAATTACGAATATTTAGGCGGTTTTAATGGCTAACAAGCGTATGATACGGGAGATGGCGAGGTGACGAAATGACAGTGAAGAATTTTAGAATTATGGTTGATGATCAATTTTACACTGGAGAAACAGAGTGTGAATTAAATACGTGGCACTCTGATCCACATAGTAATTTTTCTTTCCAAACAAAAAAAGTAACTAGAAATGTTTTAACTTTTGATCCGACACGTAAAAATTTTAAGTTAATAACTGGTTATATAAATTTGCTTGGAGAATTAAAGAAAATAATTGAATTTATTCGTAATACAGATCTGATGGTAGGAAAAACAATCGTTATTGAAGCAGAACCGTTTTTTATACCAATTACAATAAATTTGGAAAAAATATTGTCAAACAATGACGAATTAAAAATAAAACTAGAAGAATATAAAAAAGAATGTATCTGGTCAAACATACAAGGAACATTTAGTAGATACGACGCCGGGTGCAGTTCTAGTTTATATGTTTTTGAGCCTACCTATAAATTTTGCCCAAACTGTGGCAAGCGTATTAAATACATTGAGCCACAATGACCCCTCACGCCGTTACAATATCTACACCCTTGACAGATTGTAACGTGTGTGATATGATTCTGGATGGCAAACAACATCAAAGAATAGTGCATACTGAACCGCTTTTTTCCAGTGTTGTTTGCCAAAACTCACTAATCAGGAAAACGGCGGTTCTGTATTTATAAGGATAAAACAATGGAATTTCACGAATTAGCAAATATTTTTCCAATGATGAATACAGACGAATATCAAAAGCTAAAAGCTGATATTCAAACCAACGGCTTTGACAACAGCCTTCCAATAATTTTACATGAAAACAAAATACTTGATGGTAGAAACCGCTACAAAGCATGTGAAGAATTAGGAATAAAACCAACTTACACAACGTTCAATAATGGTGATCCATTATCCTACGTTGTAAGAACAAATTTACACAGGCGACACTTACAACCAGGGCAACTTGCATTTGTGGCTTTGGATATTGAAAAACACTTTGCAGAAAAGGCGAAGGAAAACCAAAAAATATTTAACAATGAAAATAAAGAACAGACAGAAACGCTTTTACCAACATTGGTAAAAGCGAAAGAATTTGAACCAATTCACGCAGTTGAAAAAGCAAGCAAACAAATTGGTGTATCAAAAGGCTATATTATAGATGCTAAGAAAATTCAGAATGTAGCACCTGAATTAGCTAAACAAATTATTGCTGGTGAAATGACAATACCGGAAGCCAAAAGGGTTATCAATAGAGCCGAACGTATAGAAAAACTTGTTGAAATAACTGAGAACAATAAACCACTTGAAGGTATTGGTATATTTCCAATTATCTATGCAGATCCACCATGGCAATATGACCACCCAATAAGTGACAGTAGAAAAATTGAAAACCAATATCCTACCATGGCTATTGAGGAAATTTGTAATTTACCAGTAAGTGATATTACAACAGAAGATGCAATATTATTTTTATGGGTATCAACGCCAATGTTAAAAAAAGGTTTTCAAGTATTGGATGCCTGGGGTTTTGAATATAGGACATCAATGGTATGGGTGAAACCATCAATCGGGCCAGGACAATGGGTAAGACAAAGACACGAAATATTGCTCATTGGGGTGAAGGGCAGTATACCAACACCAAAAGGCGAAGATAAACCGGATAGCGTAATTGAAGCTCCGCGACAAGAACATAGTAAAAAACCTGACGTAATGTATTCAATAATTGAAAAAATGTATCCTGAATTATCAAAGGTAGAATTGTTTAGCAGACAACAAAGAGAAGGTTGGGCTGTTTGGGGTAATCAATCATGAATGAATTTATAAGAGATAACGAACGTCAAAAAATTTATAGAGATAAATTACTGAAGCCTTTCTATAAAAATAAAGGATTCGAGAATAGGTTTGTATTTGTTGATAAGGGAAAATTAGCGGACATATTACAAAAAGAATTTGCAGTAGATACTATATTACAAATAAATGATAATGCTATAAAAGGCATTGAAGAAAAAATTGTTAACTGGCCCGGTTATAAATATATTTACTATACGCTTGAAACTATGTCGTGTACGGTTCCGGGTAGGGAAAAACAAGGTTGGATGCATTATGGAAAATGTGATATTTTACTTTATTGTTTTATTCAGGAAGATGAAACAATAGAAGCCCATGCAATACCATTCAATAAATTGCAAACATGGTTTTTTGATAATGATAATTATTTGAAATATAAATCAACCATTACAGAACAAATTAACCACACAGAATGTAAACTTGTTTTAATAAAAGATGTTTTTGATAATGTACCTGGGTGCAAGATAATAAATATTCCTTCTTGACAATACTTAAAAATAGTATATAATCATAAGTGTTCAGGGATAATCGTTAGTGATAGACAAATAGCCGTTTTTCAACTACGACCCTGAACAAGTCACTAACCTAGTTGAAAGCGGCTGTTTGTTTATAAGGATGTGACATGAGCAAATATTCAGAGGGAAGTTTAGCAACAGCGATCATAAACCTTATTCGACAAAAAAGAATGAAGGAATATGAAAAAGACGAGTTAGAAGTTTATTATGAAATGCTTAACGATAAACAGGATTATCACGAATACATAAAATCTCCTGAATGGAAAGAAGTTTCCAGACAGGCAAAAGAGCGTGCTGAGTACCGTTGCCAGCTTTGCAATCGTAGCGGTGATGACAAGTCCCTACATACCCACCATCGAACCTATGACAGGCTATTTTTTGAGTTGGAATCCGATTTGATTGTTTTGTGTGAATCCTGTCATAAAAAGTTCCATGACTTAGAAATTCACAAGGAAGATGAAAATGTACGATTTGGAGAAATTGCGTTTTAGTAACGATTTGCTCCAGATCGCAGAACAAGCTGGAGCTGAATTTCACAAGGTAAGTGCTAATGATTACCGCTCACATTGTCCTTTACATGGTGGTGATAACAAATCAGCGTTTACAATTTATTTAGACGGGGGAGTGCAAAAATACAAATGTTTTACCAGACAAGAATGTGGTACTGGTGACGTTATTGATTTTGTTCAAAAGTGGTTAAACATTTCCTTCAATGATGCTTGCGAATGGTTGGGCGGTGAAAAACAACTAAACCAGGCAGACAAAGACCGCATCATAAAGAACCGGGCTATTCGTGAAATCCAACGATTAGAAGAAGCCACCAATAAAGCCTTACAGGTTTTGGAAGAATTAAGGCAAACGGAAACGTGGCGAAAATATCATGAAACGGTAGAACAAAATGAAAATTATCAGCAACTTTGGGAGTCCGAAGGAATACCGATTGAATGGCAAAACTATTGGTGGTTAGGCTACTGCAATCAATTTACCGTTATGACTGATATAGGCAAATGGACTACACCAACAATGACAATACCGATATTCACTGGCACTAATTGGGAATTGCAAAATATAAAACATAGGCTAATCAATCCTTACAAGCAGAATGATAAATACAGGCCGGAACGCCCAGGGTTACAGGCTTCTCCGTTCTTCTGTTCACCGGATGATATGTTTGACGCTGAAAAGATTATCATTGTCGAGGGTGAAAAAAAAGCAATGGTTACTTATCTAACACTTGAAGATAATGATTATCAGGTGATTGGTTTACCAGGAAAGAATCAATGGAGAAATATTGTCGATAAGTTTCACGGACAATCTGCTTATGTGTGGCTTGATCCAGACGCTTATGCAGATGCACTTGAATTTTCAAAGCTGATTGGTGCCAGGCTTATCAACATCAATATGAAAGTTGATGATGCAATCAATGACGGTATTCTAACAAAGCGAGGTATTAGAAATTTATTATCAACTTCACGCAAGCCAAGAGCTTGACATTATGGAAAATGTGTGTATAATTGGTAGTGTCTAGGTAAAGGGAAATAGTTTGTGAGCAGAACCCCATTATCCACCCTGTGACCTAGACACTCACAAACTTTGGATGGTGGGGTTCTGCTATACAGGGAGTAATAATGACTAATCAGAAGAATGTATTTAACCTGATAAAATCAATATCAGGACAACTGAATTTGATAGCTGTACCAAGAATATATATTGAATTATTAGATGGTGATATAAATTCCGCAATATTGCTTAGTCAAATTATTTATTGGTCTGACAAATCAAAAAGAAATAACGGATGGTTTTATAAAACATTTAACGATTGGTATGATGAAATTGGTCTTACACAATATAAAATAAAACGTGCATCTGATTTATTGTGTGAAAAAGGATTTGTAGAAACAAAACTAAAAAGAGCTAGTGGCGCTCCAACTGTTCACTATAAATTGAATATTGAATTATTAACAAAATCGATTATTGAGTTTCTTGATAATCGAGAAACTTCACAATCGGATTATGAAGAAACTTATAAATCTGATTATAAAGAAACTTCACAATCGGATTATCAAGAAACTTATAAATCATTAACAGAGACTACACAAGATACTATAACACAAAATACAACAGAGAGTATAGAAGAAAATACTGTTTCAAAACTATTTTCAGCATTTGTTACTGGGTTGCAACGATCTCCATATCCAAATGAGGTGGATAGTTGGACTAGAGAATTATCTATTATGGCCAATGAAGGGGTAATCGAATGCGATATAAAACAAGCATTTATTGAGTTGGATGGAAAATATACAATAACATCTCCAAGATCAATTAAAAACGCAGCCATTACTTGTAAGAGAAAAAGGGTATCAGGAAACTTAGGAAACAATAAGCCATTCGGTTTAGATAGTTTCAAATTTGACAACATGGAGCAGAAATGACAGAAAAAAAGCAAGATATAACTACAATCGTATTTGATCCACAAACGGCGTCAAGCCTGGCAGTGAACTTAGTCGCAGATTTACGAAAAGACGCAGCCGGTGGAATCAAGTCTGGAATTGGGGATCTTGACAAAATGTTATTGCCGTTTAGGTCTGGTGAGCTTGTAACGGTGTTGGGTTATACATCAAACTATAAATCAGGTTTTATGAACTGGTTATCTAAGCAAGCTGTAAAAGAAATTATCAGAGATCAGAGCGAAGATGAATTTGTAGCACGGGTTACTTGGGAGCAATCGGTAGAGGAGGACACGCTTTCATGGCTTGCTGGCGATGCTGACTTATCAATAACAAAGTTAGCGCGTGGCCTGATTGATGAGCGAGAATGGAAACTATTGGAGAGATCATCTGTTAGGCGAGCAACAACACCCATGTGGATTATTGGACATAGCCAACTTGAGCAAAAAGATCGTAGACGATCACGACCAAGAATGACTATGTCAGACGTTGGCCGGGCACTGGAATATATTTGCAACGATGCTACTGAAAAGAAAATCAAGCCAAAAATGATTGTGTTAGATTATCTGCAACGAATAAGACCTGATGAAAAAGACGGCGCAACAAAACGAGAGCAGATGATGGAAGCTGTGAACCGTGCGAAAGATGCCGCGATTGCGTTCGGGTGCCCTGTATTATTGGGAGTACAAACTGGACGGCAAACAATGGATCGAGAAGATAAAACACCAACAATTGATGACGGCCAGGAAACGAGCAACATTGAGCAATCAAGTGATAAGATGTTTGGCGTGTGGTATCCGATAAAAACAGAAGAACCAGGAAAGATGATTGCTGGTATTAAGGTTAGTAAGAATTTATTGATTGTTAGATTGCTGAAACAGAAAATGGGTGAAGCACCTAAAACATTTGCGTTATATGTGGATCCTGAAAAGAATTTATTAGCAGACGTAGAAAGGATTAATAGATGAACTTATGGACAGCCAGGCAACAAGCGGAGATCGATTACAAGACAGCGGTGCGAGAATGGAAAGCGAACCCGACGCAACGCAATGCTGACAGGGTGCGTATCAAGCAGGCGTTGTTGGACGGGCTGAAGCGGTGGATTGCGGAGAGGAGCGTAGCATGACCGAATCAAAACAAACCGCGCGAATCTACTTCGTCATGGACAGCAAGAGCGACAAGCCGCGCATGAGGATTGAGGACGGCGCAATCTATCCCGACGGCACCTGGCATAGTTGGTGCGAACGAGAATATTTATTGCCTGATAGCTTTATTGACGTGTGCGCGGAGTATGCGAAGAATAGGGAGAGTGTAGGATGAGCGATAAAAACTTATATATCAGCGGAAATATTGTAGAAGAAAAAACAGAACACGGAAGAATAAAGCGTACTTTGTTTGTTGGTAGTAGATGTTTATGGACTGAAAAGTTTGACGACGCGTTTGAAGAACTATATTTTGAAACACTTTGCAAACACGTAACAGAACACAAGGACGGTGATTATTGCCCGTATTGTGGTTTGTTGATTGTTGTTGATAAATACGATGAACAAACAGAATAACACCAAACCGATTGACTCGCACCGTGTATTTTGCACATGGCTTGGCTTGATGTTGTCGATACGCTACGATTGCGAGGTTGTGGCGTTTGCGTTGTGGATGAAGTACCAGCAGAAGGAGAGGTTGAATTGAAAATAATTAGATGGATATTTGAAAACAAATTCGAGGCTACAACTATTGGCTTTATGTTGTTTCAATATGTGTTTTTTGAGGTAACAATAGCACAATTTTGGAAAAACTATTGGTTATGGTGGGATGAAGACAACGTTGCTCGAACAACCCATATTTTTAGAATCGGATATATAACAATGAAAAATGCTTATGTCATAAGTATTATTTTATTCATGTTTAGTATCAAGATTGGAATTAGACGAAATGTCCGACCTTGAAGATACACTACTACACCAAATGCAACTTGTCGGACTACCACTTCCAGAGCGTGAATACCGCTTTGCACCTCCACGACGGTACAGGGCTGACTTCGCCTATCCCGAACAAAAAATACTTGTAGAGGTTGAGGGTGGCGTGTGGACACAGGGAAGGCATTCCAGGGGGGCAGGGTATAGCAAGGATGTTGAAAAGTATAATTTGGCAACAGTGAACGGTTGGCATTTGTTGCGGTTTACAGGTGACATGATAAAATCTGGAATGGCTGTTAGTACGATTGAACAAATGTTGAAGGTGTTAGAAAATATAAAACGAGGTGCTGAATGAAAAAACGCATACCTGACAATGACAGATTATGGCTGATGGTTGTCGCCTTTTTCCTGACATGGGTGACGTTTTTGTGGTCCATGTGGTACAGGTTGCGCGTGATAGAATTGGTGTGCGGGCGAGGTGGATGATGAAAAAACGAAAATATGTAAAATATAAAATTGTTGAAACTGGCGAAATCAAGACGTTGTACGAAGAACAAAATCCGTATTTATATGAGATGACATTTGATCAATATGGAAAAGAAAATCTGCCTTTTTTGAATAGGTTTAACGACATTATATTTTTAGAGTTTGGTGAGAGCTATGAAAAATAAAGGCTTACTGATACTATGTGCTGAGGGACAACGGCTGTATGACGAATATTGCGAAGTCTATGATGACGAAAGCAAGACGGATGCTGAAATGCTGGTGATGTGGGACGCGTATTATGAGCATAGAATGATTTGTGATGATTGTGGGTATATTTGATATGCTATGCGTGTCATGTTACGCGTGATAAATTGGCAACCTTAAATTATCGCAAGCAATCGGATTGCTACTTGACAGAATAGAACATATGTGTTACAAACTTGATATGAGTATCAACAGCACGATATAGTGTCTACTGTATTTTATGCGCATATACAGTAGATTGACAAAAAGGAGTCAATCATGTCAAGTCTTTTGAAATCACGCAAGTTTTGGTTAGCCATTTTTGGTGTTTGTCAGGCAGTCGTTTTACATTATTTGTCAGTACCAGAGGAAATTTGGCAGAGTATCGTCGGGCTTGTGATGGTGCTTATTGCTGGAATTGCCATTGAGGACGCAGGCGAAAAATCAGCGACACCGCAAGGATAACATTATCATGGATGCAATCATCATAGCGGTTATCGGAGTTATTGGCGTCGTGTTGGGTGGAGTGATAACAAACCATTTTTTAAAGCCAAAAGTTAGGGCGGAAACTGAAAAAATGGCTAGTGATACATGGGAGAAATTGGCGAACAAAATGGAATCACGAGTTGACAAACTGGAATTGATTGTCGAGAAGCAGGAAAAAAAAATAACCCGATACGGTAATCGTATTGTTTATTTGACCAAAGGGATTGATATTCTTCTTGGTCAAATTGTGCATGATGGGAAAGAACCTTGCTGGGTCCCAGACGAATGGGATCCAGAAGGTGACAAGTAGGCCTTGCAGGGGTGGCTAAATGTGCAAACTCAAATCGAGGGTTGATACGAAATCAAAGGCACAGCCACCCCTTCAAGTTCTGATAAGTAGACAAGTGAGTTAGATATGACAGATAGATTGATTGGCAAATATTATCAGGGTGATGACGAAGCGATTATTTACAGCGTCACGACTACCCCATGGGGTTCGAATCCAACCAATGTTGTTGTCAAGGCTTACGATGTGACGGGTGGCATCCGAACGGACGTATCAGCAACGGTGCTATCAGGTTCAGCGTCAACCGTTGGGGATGTTATCACACTTCCAGCGGTGACAGCGTTGACGGCTGGAAAGGGTTATCGTGTCGAGGTACAGTTTGATAGTGGCGGTAACACGTTTGAGCCGTATCTGGAGATTGAAGCGGAGTATTGATGGATGAGATAAACCACATCGGGCAATTGAAGCCAGACCCAAATAACGCACGCAAGCACAACCAGCGCAACATAGGGCAGATTGTATCATCGTTGCAGGAAGTCGGCGGGGCAAGGTCTATTGTTATCGACGAGGATAATATCATCCTTGCTGGAAATGGCGTCATCGAAGCCGCTGGTATTGCAGGCATTGAGAATGTCAGGGTGATCGAAGCGGACGGCAACGAGATTATAGCAGTCAAGCGTAAGGGGCTTACACCAGAGCAAAAGACACGGCTTGCACTATGGGACAACCGAGCCTCTGAATTAGCAGAGTGGGACGTTGACCAGTTGCAGATCGAGTTTGACAGCGGAATGCTTGACGGGATGTTTTCGGACATTGACCTTGACAAACTTGGACTTGATACCAAAGGCGAGCAACCAGAAGACGCAGAACCGCAGATTGACAAGGCTGAGGAATTGCGCGAGAAGTGGGGCGTTGAGTCGGGGCAACTGTGGCAACTCGGCGAGCATAAACTGATTTGCGGCGATTGCACGGACGCGAGTGTAGTTGACAGACTTATGCACGGTGAACGTGCAGAGTTAGCACCAGTGGACCCACCTTACAACGTTGGTTTTGATTACGACGGGTCCACAGTCGATGACTTAAAAAATTCGGATACATATAAGGATTTTAGTGAGGCTTGGTTTAGCGTCTGTCAATCTGTAAGTGAAAAACAGATTATCACGCCAGGTTGTTACAACCTGGCGCACTGGCTTAGATGGTTTGAGCCTTTGCACTGGGCACCCTGGACAAAATCTAACAGCATGACTAATGGGCGCGTGTCTCGGTTTTGGTGTTGGGAGCCGGTTTTGTTTTTTGGCGAAAAGTGGCAACGCAGACGCGCCAACGATTTATTTGATTATCCGATTGGTAAACAAGAAGGAGTGGCAAACCACCCTTGCCCTAAACCATTGAAAATGTGGGAAGACCTTATTGAGAATTATAGCGAGCCTAATGCAATTATTTTCGAGTGTTTTTCCGGTTCCGGCACAACCCTAATTGCCTGTGAACGCCTGAACCGCAAATGTCGAGCGGTTGAAATCTCACCTGCTTATTGTGCGGTAGCAATCCAGCGATGGGTGGACGTGACAGGACAAGAGCCAATATTGGTGACATAAGGAAATTTACAGAATGAGTAAGGGTAAACGCTACACGGTAGCACAATTCCAGAAGGCAATCAAGGGCAGTGGTGGTATCAAGTCAACCATCGCTGATCGTTTGAATTGCACATGGAATACAGTGCAAAAGTGGATCGAGACAAAGCCGTTAGTCCGTGAAGCGTATGACGAGGAGTGCGAGCGCATGAATGACCTTGCTCAGGGGATATTGTTGAAATCAATCAAGGAAGGCAACACGCAGGACGCTAAATGGTGGCTGGCACGAAAACGCAAGGGTGAGTTTGGGGATGCTATTGATGTGACTTCTATGGGTAAGTCAATTGTAGTGAGGTGGGACGATGCAACAAGTGACGATTGACGCTAATCCACATGCAGGGCAATTGCATGTACACAAGAATGACGCAAGGTTCAAAACTTTGGCGGCTGGCAGGCGTTGGGGTAAAACCCGTCTTGGTGTGAATGAGTGTTTAGATGTTGCGTCTAAAGGTGGGCGTGCGTGGTGGGTGTCACCATCTTACAAAACAAGTGAAGTAGGATGGCGACCATTGCGACAAATAGGTCGTAATATTCCAGGTGCTGATATTAGGTTAGTTGACCGTATGGTCACACTTCCTGGTGGTGGATTTGTTGCGGTACGCTCCGCTGATAATCCTGACAGTTTACGAGGTGAGGGGTTGGACTTCGTGGTCATGGATGAATGTGCGTTTATGAAAAAAGAAGCATGGACGGAAGCAATCAGACCAGCGTTATCTGACAGACAGGGTAAGGCATTATTTATATCAACACCAAAGGGGCGCAACTGGTTTTGGGAGAATTATCAGCACGGATTGACGGGTGATGAAGGTTGGGCATCATTCAGCTTTCCAACAGCCAGCAATCCGTATATAGCACCTGTTGAGATTGAATCAGCAAAACGGGATCTACCAGAGCTTATATTTCGTCAAGAGTATTTAGCAGAGTTTATAGACGATGAGGGTTCGGTATTCAGACGGGTACAGGAAGCCATCCGATGTGAGATGATCGACAAACCAGTCAAGGATCGTCAATACGTGGCAGGTGTTGACGTGGCAGCAAGTGTTGACTATACGGTTATAACAGTCATGGACGTACAATCGAAAAACGTTGTTTATAAAGACCGCTTCAATAGGGTCGATTACAATGTGCTTGAGGATAGGTTGCAATCTGTATATAACCGCTTCAAAATGGACTTGATGAAAATTGAAGCTAACAGTATTGGGCAAGGTGTGATTGACCATTTGCGTAATCGAAACATGAATATTATTCCATTCACAACCACGAACGCAACAAAGCAGACAATCATTACCAACCTACAATCAGCGTTTGAACATGGAGAAATCGGGATATACAACGATCCTATATTGATAGGGGAGTTATTGAGTTATGAAAGCAAGCGTACACCTTCGGGATCATTCTCATACAATGCGCCTGATGGATTACATGACGATTGTGTCATGTCATTGGCGTTAGCGTGGGACTGTATAAACGCAGGTAGCAGCGTCATTTTATTCGGGGGATAGTGAGGTAACATGGCAAGTTCATTTTTAGAGACAACCACAATCAACAAAAGTACAAAATCGGTGACACAGATCCCGTATTGGTTCAGCGAGCTGATGGGCTCAACCGACAAGGTGACTGATACCGCTTCGGCATATACTTATGTTCCGCTGATATTCCGTGCGGTAACACTGATTGCAAATTCCGTTGCGAGCGTGCCTGTAAAGTTCTACAAAGCCAACGCGAAAAAAGACATCGAGACGGAATGGCCGTTCCGTGAAGGCTTCTCTAACCTGATTTGGAAGGCTACAGCTTCGATGTGCTTGACGGGTTCTGCTTTTTGGGAACGGGTACAGAATGACTACGGGAAGCCGCAGAACGTGTATTATCGCAATCCGTACTCGATAACCGTTGAATATAAACCACAGCAACAGGCGATACTATTCACGCAGAACGTAACCGGCACAAATTTGACGGGTACGCAGTGGGTAAACTATCCTGAAAGAAACTTATACCAGATGGTATATTTCGCAGACTTCGACCCTGCTAATGACGTGACCAACGGGGTAGGCAACGCAGAGGTAGCGTTGACCAATGCACAACTATTACGCTACATGGACAGATTTGCGGCTAAATTCTTCGAGGGTGGGGCGATGCCTGTCACGTTCCTGGGGATGGATATCAACACGCCCGACACAGAAGTTAAGAGGGTTGAGAGAATTGTTAAAAACATGATAAGTTCAATCGCAAACGCCTTCAACGTGGTTGGTATTCGGGCAGGGGCAATTACAACCCAACAACTCACACCACCAATCAAAGACCTGGCTATGACAGAGCTGTACCAGCAGGCATTGAGCAACGTTGCATTAGCGTTCGGTATTCCCAAAACCATGTTACAGGACGCGGCCAACTACGCAACCGCAAAAGAACACCGCAAGGGGTTTTACGATGAGACCATTATCCCGAAGGCAAACCGCTTGCGAGATGTAATCAATACACAACTATTGACAGACGTCGGGGCAAGATTAGATTTTGATTTCGGTTCTCTTCCCATCTACCAGGAAGACGAAGAAAAACGGGCGCAGGTGTTTAAATTATACGTTGAGGCTGGTTTACACGTTCTTAATGCGGCGGAGTTATCAGGTATTGAATTAACGGACGAACAACTATTAAGACAACAAGAACAACCAACTCAACCAACTCAACCAGCATTACCACAAGAGCAGGAAGATGACCCCATGCAAGAGGACCCCATGCAAGAGGACTTGAAACGCTGGCAACGCAAGGCAACCAAACGCCTGAAGGACGGCAAGGGAGCGTCATGTGACTTTGAGAGCGATTACATTCCAGCGTGGATGATAGCCGACATCAAGGCAGAGTTAGCGGACAGCAATACGGTTGATGAGGTTGTGGACGTGTTCGGCAAAAAACGCAGTCAGGACATCACGGCATTATTATCAGAGCTGAAATCAGTCATGGAGGTTGTCAATGTACAACCAGCAGGCAATTGAGGCAGTTGTCAG